ATTCAAATCTATTGTAGATCCAAATTGATCTGCCGCAGCTTCCCCGTCGATATCTTGACCCAACCGAACCCAGGAATTATTACTACCAAATGTACTTAATTGATATACTCTCACATGTCCACTATCAACTCCACCAATATTATCATTCCCCCTTGCTCCTATAGCTACTCTATCACCAATATTGTTTAAAGAAACAGAAAAACCACTGAAATCTCCCGATGCCTCACCATCAATAGTTTGCCCTATTTGACCCCAAGACCCATTACCAGAATAAGAAGTAAGTCTAAATATTCTGGTATATCCGATATCTGTTGTTCTACCATTTGAAGCTCCTACAGCAACAACATCACCCTCAGTATTAATTGATACAGCATCACCCTGTCTATCGAGAAAAAACAATCCAGTGAAAGTGGTACCGACTTGTCTTACAGCGGTATTAGCTAACCATCCAATGCTTTTTCTTAAATCACTTTCATTAAAAATAATATTACCACTATAGGATGTTTCTGACAATAATTCAGGAACTCCTATTCTATAATCTTTTAAAAACTTGTATCTAGAAGCTGTTGATATTCTCATATTAAATTATATCCCAGTTATCTGTTCCAACACAAACTATTTGAGCAGAAGCATATTGATCTAATATATTAGCACTCAAGTCTGCAAAATAACTTAATGATACTGTAGGTCCGCTTGATATGGTTAAGCTGCTTGAACTTGTGTTTCTAATTACAAACGTACTACCAACCTGAAACGAAACATCAGATGAATTAGGTATGATAATAGTATGAGGAGAACTATGAAATTTTCTTATGTAAGCTCCTAAATTAGATAATTGTAATGTATAAGTATCTCCACTGAGACTAAGAACGTTTATAAGAGATCCATCTATTCTAGCTACAGATTCAGAAAGTGCGTTGAAACTTTGAATAGTTGGAACTTCCGATACACTAGGAACATTTAATACATTTCTAGATCCAGAAGCGCTTGAACTTCTTAAAAGATCATCAATATGTTGGCTTACTACAATATCTGACATAATTATATTTAAGGTCTAATATATGTATTTGCACTGTTTGGTTGATAATATGTACTAATCAAATCTGGTTGAATATACATATTTTTATTATTAATGTCATCTATAGAAAATTTATATTTGGAAGATGTCCATCCAGCACTGTTGGCAGTTACTATAGTAAAATCTCCAGATGATCCTGATAAAAAGTTTTCTGGAATTGAAATAGTTACATTATTATCTGTATAAGTAGTTATTAAATTCTCAGGAATTTTATAAGCTGATATGATTGGGAACTTGGCAGTTTTAATTTCTACAAAGTCTAATAAAAACTCCTGTTTTGAAGAACTCAAATACCAAGTATTATTATACCCAAATCTCTTTCCTAATATCAAGAAATTATTTCTTACTGTATAATTAAATCTTGCAGGTGCTAATAAGGGTATTATATCACCAGATACAGAATAATAAAAATTAGTAAATTCTGGATATGCCGATACCATAACAGTATCCGATTCAACATATGACGCAGATAACGATGGATAATCGTCGTATCCTGTTACTCTTGATGCTAAATTTTGATTTATAAATTTAGTATTGACAACATAAATGGGAGCTTCTGGATTTTGTAAAGATGGAAAAAGCCAACCTTTGATAGTGAAAGTTGTATCAGCACTTATTCTATATTTGTCATCTATTCCTAATGTTGTTGGAGTTGTATATGAAATATTTCCAGCCCATTCGATTTGAACTCTCAATTCATCAGTAAAATCTAATCCAAATTCTTCTGGAATTTTCCAAGAAACAACAAAATAGGGATTGCAAACGGTTGCAAAATTTTGAATAATTTGATCAATATCTTCTTTATATTTTGCAATTATAGATACTTTGACATCCATAGTTACAGGTATAGGCATTGGAATTTTACCAACTTTTGAAACATTTCCTAATAATGGTCTATAGATATTTTGATGTTTGTGAACTACTCTATCTGGATCTCTCGATAATCCAGTTTGTTCTATTGAAACCACTGGTAATGTGAGATTTTTCTCTTTTGTTACTATGTCATGGATTACTCGTTGTTTTGGACCATGAATATATCTAACTTGAATTTTAGATTCTGGCGTTTTGGTATTGAAATCATATCTATATACAAACGTATCATCGAATGCTGATGTAAAAAGCATCAATAAATCTAACTGCTCACGATGATAAGAATATTTAATCACTAAAATTATTTAAGATTTTCATCCATTATTGAAGCCTGTCTAAAAAGTATTTGGGTAATTTTTTCTTATTTTTAGCAATAGTATCAAATATACTACCATCTAAAATATAAGTAATGCATTCATCCGCTGTAGATCTTACTCCTCTTCCACAGGCTTGAACTAAATTACACAACATTTTATTAGAATACCAATTTTTATCAATTTTCATCATTCTTTCAACTCTTGGATCTTTTGTAGGCAACCAAGGAGCCTTTAATACAATTTGAAATTTGGCTAAATCTCCTTTCAAATCTACACCATATGTCATGGATGGTGATACCAACACTGTAGGTTTTGAAGTTTTAACATGTTTTTCTAAAATAATATCATTAGATATCCCAAGTTCTCTACATAAAAATCTATCGGTATTTACATTATCTCTAATATAATCAGATATAAATTGAGTATGGGTGTGAATAATTCCTTTTTCTTCTTTATGTTCTTCTAAAATGCCTTCAATTTGTTTACAAATTTTTGGCAATAATGATTTAAGATTACTATAATTTATTTTTTGTGTCGCTAAAATATAAATAGGTGATTTTTCAGAATCAAAAATAGAATCTACTTCAATATATGAATGTTTTGCAATTCCCAACGTATTACAAAAATTAACAGGGTCGATTATAGTAGCACTTAAAAGTATCACATGATCCGCATTATCAAACAAATATTTACTCAATTTATCAATTTTAAGAGGTATGAATTTTAAAATAGAATCGCCGTGTTCGATTATATATTGACTATCATAATAAGTTTCAATTAATAATTCTATACTTTTAGAAATATTTAAAAGTTTAGAATATTCGGATTTCTTTTTATGAAATTCTGAATTTTTAGTTTTTTTGTTTTTAAAATAATCCAAATATAAATCAATGTTTATTTTTATTTCGGATAATAAATTACCAAGCCAAGACAACACATTGATGGCTTTTTCTTCAGATGGAAAAGCTGATATTTTAATTGATGTTTTCTTTAAAAAGATTAAATCAATTTCGCATGTAAATTGATTTACCAATTGTTCTTCTAGCTCTGATGCCTCATCTAATACTAATATTTTTCTTTTCTTTAAATGATCAGGTAATGAAAAATACATACTATAATTCAAAGTTGCAAATTCACTTTTGAGCATTTTATTTCTATCGTTGTAATAACTACATCTATTACAACTCCAGCATTCTTTTTTTAATGTTGGTATATATATACAAGGAGCCACATCAACAGTCAACATATCATCATAATTACATTGATAGTTTGATTGACCTTTCAACACAGATGCAAAATCGAACGAGCTTTTATATTGATCTTGTAACGATTTCGTAATAGTCAAAGCATAAACTCCGAACAAATCCTCTTCATTTACATATTCAGATCCCTTATCTCCAAAAATACTATAATCATCAACCCTTGATTTCCAAGTATCGCTTGGTCCTCCTATGTATTTTGCTAGTGTTGGTGCGAAAAAAGATTTACCAGATCCTGTTGGAGCGTTGCAGACTATGAATTTCTCACCGTTTGAAATAGACTGTTCTATTTTTTTTAGAATCTTAACCTGTGACGATGATGGAGTATATGATTCTGGAAAATTAAGTATTAAGTTAGACATTTCAAATAGCTTAACCTGAAATGGAAAAATGTCAAACTGTTAAAACTTCATAAACAGATAATTATTGTATAATTTAGATGCATTGCCTTTATCGTAAACTAACATTTTATAATAATTTTCATTTGATGGTGGGCAAAATGCACTCAAGCTGTAATCAAACAAAAAGCCATCTTCAAGTTCAACCAATTTAAATGGGTATGGAAGTTCATATTCTTTTTCTATATTGTCGGATAAAATTTTAAATTTTATAAAAAATTGCTTTATATTAAAAACTTTAACTTTTCCAGAACGTACACATTTATTATCAATAGTAAAATTGACATTTTTTAAAATACATTTTTTTAATTGTTGATCGATATTGTTCATTTTAAGTATCCATGAAATTCATTTTTTGAGCAGGTGTCATAGTATAAAGAACTTCATTATAATACTTCCAAAAGGTTTCATCTCCTGGAATAGTTTGAATCAAATAACAATTTTCCATACTTATATTTCTATAATCTTGCATTATAATGTCCCAAGCTACAACTATATTATGTTTTACTTCATCTATCCTTCTAGGAGTTTTAGGAAAACGAAAGTTTAAAGATATCTTTCCATTTGTACTGTTTAAAATTTCAATACTGTTTGTACATAACATTCTTCTCCATTGCGCTCTAGGTGGAACTGGGGCTCTCTCTGGAGTTCTTCTTAAAAAGATAATTTCACAAACGTTAGAACTTACTAGATTTTTTAATTCAGATCTGCTTATTTTTCTTCTACTTCTATTATTGATATTTGTTAAAATTGAATTTTTTGTATTTTTAAAAAATTCAAATGCTGTTTTTACAATATCAGATAATTTAGGAAGATCCATCTAAATTATTTATTGTTAGCTTTATCGTTAACTTTACAAATTCCAAACATCCTCTGTTCATTTATGAACAGTCCATTTTTAATTTTACCATAACCTTCAACTTCTAAATTGGTAATTGGAATTCCCATATTATTAGGGAACACTACAACATCTCCAACTTTAGCATATTGAACTCTGGGTCCATTCAGGATAACCTTTCCTTTTCTCCAAGCATTGTGAACTTGATTTATAGGAACTGCAATTCCTCCTCTTAAAATATACTCCGAACCGTCTTCACCACCATGTAAATCACAATATTCGATTAATATAACATCATCAAATAAATTTGATAATTGATAATCATCTAACCCAAAATCACTGGGTAGCATTTTATCTGAAAGATCTATGTGTGATTTTTGAGGAGCTAAAACATCTATTGAAACTGACATATATAAATTTAATTATATATCATTAGATGTCAAGTTTTCCCATTCTTTTCTTGAATAAAAATCAGGAACTGCTTCGACAATATCTTTTTTTGTCTTTTCCTTTTTATTTTTTTTAATGTAATTAATCTTTTTATTTTTTAATTTAGGAATTACATTTTCATAAAATTTATATTCATCTTCTTTAGTGTAAAAAATATTTTGATATTTATTAATTGTAGAATTAATATAATCTATATATTTTCCATTTTCATAAAATGAAAAATATCTTGTTACCATATAAGGAACAAACTCTTCTAAAGTTTCCGAATCTATTTCCTTAGAAGGATTTTCAAATAATATATGATTTATTGCTTTAAACATTATTCCAATAATTCATCTACAATTTGATAGATGTTTTTTTCTGGTTTAAATCCCAAACTATTCAACTTATTAGTATCTAAGTACATAGATTCGACTTGAACTATTTTATGAAAATCAGTAGCATCCATAATTCCAATTTTACTAGTTGAATTTGTTTTTTCAACAGCGTAATCAATTATAGATTTAAAAACTATAGGAATTCCGCACCCTAAATTATATATTTCATTGAAGTTGCCACGCTCCATTACATATTTGATACCTTTGGCAACATCACTAACGTGTATAAAATCTCTATAAAAATTGCCATTATTATAAAGATTTATATCTTTATTTTCTTTAATCTCACTTATTAAAAATTGAAGAGCGTTTTTCTTTTTAGAAATTTTACCATCAGAATTTCCCAAAACATTTCCAAGCCTTATGATTTTATATTTTATATTAAATGTTTTACAATAAGATTCTAATAATAATTCTGCAGCGTATTTGGTTATTGAATAAAATCCTTTAGGTTTACATATAGAACTTTCAGTTGCTGGTAAATCAGTCTCTCCATAAACGAACCATGAACTTATAAATGTAAATTCTATATTTTTATTTTTACATTCATCCAATACATTCATAAGATGAATTAAATTAGTGTTGATGTCTTTTTTAGAATCTGTCAATACATTGTAATTATCTACCGTACTTATAAAATATAAAACTTTATCACTGATAGGGATAAAAGAATTTCTATCTATAATTGCAACTTCATCTTTAAATTGCTGGCAAAATTCACTACCAACAAATCCAGTACCTCCAAAAACCGATATCATAAATTATTTTCTAAATTTTGAAATTACATCTTCAATATATTCAAACACTGGAGTTGTATAATGAGGAGCAGCACCAATGAAAAATACTTTATCTAAAACTTTATTCGCTTCTGGATATTTTTTATAATCATCCAAGTGTTTGTATCCTGGATGTAACAAAATATTACCAGCAAAATAGTTTCTAGTCTGTATTTTATTATCCTCTAAGTATTTGACTAATTCGGGTTTTAATCCACTTTCTTCACAAATGAACGGAGTTCCAAACCAGCAAGGATCTGCCTTATCTAAGGTTTTAGGAATTTTAACATTCGGAATATTGTTACAGAAAATTTTAGAAATTGTATCTCTAGAAATTCTTCTATTATTTTCAATTTCATCTAATTTTTCAAGCTGAACCAACCCGATAGCACCTTGCATATCCAATGGTTTTAAATTGTATCCCATTTCAGAAAATACGTATTTATGATCAATCACACCATCAAAATTCTCAAGCCAGTTATCGAATCTATTTCCACAAGTACCGCATGGTAGAAGATTGGCAGATCCTACACAATAACAATCACGACCCCACCAGCTTAAACTAACGAAAAGCTTTTTAAGATCGACATCATCAGTGCATACCATACCGCCTTCACCTGTTGAAATATGATGGGCTGGATAAAAAGAATTTGAATAAGCTACATAATATTCATTTAGATATTTTCCATCCCACTTGCTTCCAAGACTATCGCAGTTATCCCCTACAAGTTGAATTCCATGCTTTTCGCTAATTTCAATCAATCTATCCATATCTGGAGGATTTCCTAAAACTGGAGATATAAAAATAGCCTTCGTCTTGTTTGTTATTTTAGATTCAATTTGGTCAATATCAAAGTTCAAAGTGTCCCATTCGATATCTACAAAAACTGGGGTTAGTCTGGTTTGATAAATTACAGAAATTGTAGTTGCAAATCCAACAGGTGATACAATGATTTCATCACCATCTTGCCAATTAAATCTTCTCTTTAAACCAGAAATTAAAATTAAATTGGCCGAACTTCCAGAATTTACCATATGACCATATTTGGTATTGAACCTCTTGGAAAACTGACTTTCAAATTTATGAACTTTTTCACCAGCAGTGATCCATTTACCATTTAAAAATGAATCTAGAGCAGCTTCTGTCTCTTGATTGTCCCAATATGGACCAGAATAATATATCGGTGTTTTACCAGCTTTAAATTCCTTTGCATTGTAGATATAAGGTGAAACGTGATTACCTACCAATGTTTTAATATCTTCTTTTAAAATCATATTCTAAAATCTACCAAATTTTTTTGAAATGTCAAATCATTTAAATAGTTGAATATTTTGGATTGAAAATATAACACTCTAATCTTTCAACAATCCAGGGTGCAAATTCATAATCTATTAAAAAATCTACAACTTTTTTATAAAAATCTCTAGTTCTTAAATGAGCGTGTTCTTTTGTTATTGAAAAGTGACCCCCAGGAATGAATTCATAAAAGTTAGGAGGTTTGTTATTAAAAAATAAATTCCAATATTTATCAGCATCAATATGAAAATCAGCAGATGCATGAGGATGTCCTTTGCTATCACATGAAAGTATATTACCATTTCCATGATGAATGGATGGATATAATTCCCACATAATACCACCACTTGATGATGGTGTCTGTATACTATTCCAATGATATCCGCAATAACCTCCTATTTTTAATTGTTCTTTTTGTATAGTTGGAATATCATTTATAATTTCTATTATATTTTCCCAGTGATCGAAAGGATAATCTTGTGCAAAATATGTTACATCAGAAAGATTATTATAATTTTCAAAAATATGATTAAAGAATGTATGCACACATCTTCCTTTATTATTCTCTATATAAATTTCATTTATATCCTCACTTCTGTTTCCTTTTCGATATATAGTTTTCTTCACATCGGAATTTAATCTACTTAACCAATGTAAATCTTTATCATATGCGGCTATCACTATTTCCTTTTTCATATTAATCAAATAATCCTTTCTTTCCATGAAAGGCGAATGGTTCGATTCCAAAAGTTTCTGGTAATTGGGTTTCGTGTGAAAAATATTTAGCAACATCTATATCTGCAAATTTAATACCGTGTTCTTTATATATATGTCTATAATTTACACAAATAAAACCGTCTTCATTATAATAGCCATGAAATGGTTTCCATTCTAAATTTAATTTTACAGGTAAATCTATTAATTTTTTACTTCGTAATGATACACTATTACCAACTCTTATAATTTCACCATTTATAACTCTATAAGAAAAATCATCCATCGGCAATGGCCAAGGCGCTCCAATATAATCATATTCAAAAAACTCTGGTCTCCAAGATTTAGGATTTATAATAAAACCATCATCATGAATAAGTATAGCAAATTCGGTATCTATATGCTTCCCAAGTTTATAGATAATTGAATAATTCCAATCATCTATATTAGACATTTTCTCAGTATATTCATGGATAATATCACTAGGAAGATCATCTGGTTTAATATCTGAAATAATTTTTATAGCTCCAAATTTTATATCTCTAGAACTATATTGCAATGCTTTTATAGTTTGAGGTATTTTCACAGATGTCATCGCTATAAGCGTTACATTTGATAAATCTAACATAAATTTATTTTATCATGTGTTGATATTTTTGCAAATTATTTAAAATATATTCTGGATAAGATGAATCAATATCAACTTTCGTCAAAGATCCTCTAAAAAATGGATCTATATTATTTTCTATGTTTTTATCAACATTATTTATATATTCTGAAGTATTCAATTCTTGATGTGAATACGATTTAATTTTCAATTTAACTTGTTCAGAACCTCCCATGAAACTAAAATGCCACCCACCTTCAGAAATTTCGCAATTTTGTTGCGCTCTTAATTTATTGAATGAATATTTTTTTAAGTTTTTATATAACCCCATTCTAGAACCTTTCCATGAAGTTTCTTTCAATAGATTTATATAATAATAATAAGTCTTTTGATTAAATGTAAAAAATTCATAATCTTTGATAAACTTATCGACTTTTTCTAAAACTTTAGGATTTGGAATTTCATCACAATCAGATAATATTACAATATCATCATCTTCACAATTCTCTAAACCTCTTCTGAGAGATTCTTTTTGAAAAAAATCTCTACCAAAATGACTTTCTGTTATTTTATTAAACAGAGTTGTTTCATTTATAAATGAATGAATATCATTAACGCATTCCTCATCGAATGTATTTACGTTTGATGAAATTGGAAGATTGGAAAAATTTGTAGGAATATCATCAATTTTCAAATGAATAATCTTATGTAAGAATTTTGAAAATCTATGTTTATTATTTTCAAAAATATATTCTTTATTAATTCCGCTGTGTGTTACGGAAGCTTCACAAATAACAAAATAATCAACATAAGAATCTAAAACATTTAATCTTAATTCAAGTAAATCCAATTCATTAAAAAAAATAAAACAGTCGTAAATTTTTCTCATATTTATATGATATTATGGTTTTTATAAAATTCAGTTGCTTCAATTAAACAATCATCATAATTGAATAATTTACCTTCTCTATCCATAAAAGTAAATCCTCTTGTATACGAATTACCAAGAGCCCAATACCCATTGCTGACATTATGTCTAGCCCAATATTTAGGAGCTATAGTTTTTTTGGATTTTTTGTTTAACCAAGCAGCCCACCATCCAAATGATGAATTTGAAATTATCAACCAATGAGCTTGATTAACTACATAAAAATCAAAACCTGCATCAATATGCAACGTTTGAATATCAAACGGCATATATTCTTTACACAGCTCAGGATCATCAGTTATTGCTAAAAAAACCATAAATGGATTGATTGCTAACATATGATTGGTAGCATCTTTCCAATATTCTTTTCTCAACAAGCACGTGGAAATTCCTCTATATTCCCCCCCTCTGAAATTAATAACGCATAAATTTTCATCCAATTCAATACCTAATTCTTTTAATTTATTATCGTATTGATTTTTATATTCTGGTTTTATAGAAAACCATTTTTCAACATCAGACTTTCTATCTATTAGATAATCTTCACATTGAAACAATCCACCATATGCACCATTTTCTCCTAATAGTACCGTGTTATCTTCAATATCATAGATTCTTTTGTCCAACATCGCGATGTTAACTATATCCACATGTTGTATATGAATCCATCTTTCATGAAATGAATTAATTATACCATCAACAGGTTTTCCATAATCAATCTCCATGAATTCCATTTGGCTTTTACCATTAAAATAATCATGGCTTGGTGTTGAATTTATACCCCAATCATAACCTTTATGTTCGGCTATCATTCTACATACAGCGTATTGCCACATGTGATTTCCTAAATTACCAGTTAAATTGGTTGTTATCATTTAAATTAAAATTATAAATTTTATTGTTTTTCTATAATAATTAGAAAATTATCGTATTGAGGTTGACCTCTATCATATCTCAAATCAGCTGTAATTATTCTATAATTATCATCAACCAACTTTCCTATTTCTTCTATCCATCCCTCTGGGTGCTGACAATCTTCTATAATTAAAACACCGCCATCGTTAAGTTTTGATAGATAATTGGAAACTGTAAATAGAACATCACTCAAAAAATGACTTCCATCATCTATAATAATATCAAAAGTTAAATTACTTAAAATTTTTGTAACATTATCAGATTTAATATCATCAAATATATAATTAAAATCCTCTCGTCTATATTCTGGTAAAATACAATCTACTATATCTACACCATAAATGTTAGAATTTTCAAAGTAATCTTTCCATGCCAGCATACTACCACCCTTTTGAATTCCAATTTCTAATATATTGAAATTTGATTTTCTATCAAATTTTTCAAATATTTTATCATATGATTTTCCATATGTGTGACCCCTAAGATGATCTGAAGGATATAAAGATCCTTCATTTTTATCACTTTGATATTTTAAAAATAACTCAGATATTTTCATTATATTTTAATTTAATATAATTGGTTTCTTTGTCAATTAAAACTTGATTGATTGATGTTTCTGTAGTTTGTCCACTCCATGTTGTAACTGTAGCTATAGGGTCATTACATTTTAAAATTGTAGGATGACCATATTTTATCATCATTCTGTGATAAAATTCTATATCCATAAACCATAATAAATTTTCATCGAAATAATTATTATCATTCAAAAAAGCTGTCACTGTTGGAGGTCCAATTGTGTTAATTCCTTCTAAAATTCTATCATTATAGAAAGGAGTTCTTTGATTATAAAATGAATCTGTCGAAAGATCTAAATGAGTATATTCATGAGCTATCCATGGGGAATTCAAATTATCCAAAATAGCTTTTAGAGAATTTGAAGAATTTAAAAAATCATCTTGAAATAATGGTTTTATATATTCCCCAGAACTCTGTCTAATACAACTATTAATATTTCCAGACATTGAACCTCTGCATTCTTCATTTTTATAATATTTTAAATTTATATTGTTATACTTATCGCAGCATTTTTTTATATCATCATTTATAGAATGATCAGATATTACAATTTCAATTTCAGAAAAATCTACATTTTGATTTTTAATAATGTTTAAAGATTTTTCTAAAAATTCAACACCCTTACCACTCATTTCATAACATGGAATGGCAACTGATAATTTGGGTCGTTTTTTTAAATTCATTTATTATTTCTGTATAATAAATTTAAATTATTTTGATAGTATTTATTCTCAGTTCTTATAGTATTATCATGATCAATATGCCAACATATCGCATCAGGGGAACTGATACCAGCTACTTTATTTTTCTGGCCTGATCTAGTATAAATATCAACATCTTCACATCCCCAACCGATAAAATTAACGTTGTATCCTTCAATTTTATTAAATGCTTCTTTAGACATCATGTGCATCCCTCCAACGGAGTGATCGTGTCCAACTGCCATATATTCATTGTCATAACCTATATGACGTTCTAATAATAATGATTCTAATTTATTAAATTCAAAATTTACTAATAAATCTCTATGTGGTTTTTTAACACCTACAAATAATCCGTTGTATGGATAAACATGATCCAACTCTCCAGTTATAATTAATTTTTGAGCATGTTGTAAACATTCTGGCTTTACCAAAACATCAGTATCATAAAAACACAACACTTTACCGTTTGCTATTTTTGCAATTTTATTGAAACATAAAGTTCTTTGATAAACATCATCATTTTTAAAAAAACCTATAGATATTTTTGGATATTTTTCTTTAAGATTTTTTAATTCATTATCAAGTTCAGAATCATCATTAATTATGAATAATTCTTTATAATCAATATAAGTATCAAAATAATTTAAAATACATTTAAGATTGAAAATTCTATCATCGGAATCTCTTCTAAAATGTATTATGAATGATGTTTCAGTTAAATTATACTTCGATTTTTGTAAAGTCTGATCTGTATATGTCATAATGATTTTCTGAATTATTGAACCATCTATTTGGAACAATTATGTTATCTTTTTCTTTGCCTAGCAAAGATGCCCACCAAGAAAATGATGAATTACTGCATACTATATTTGTATGCAAACTCATTAAAGTCAAGTCTTCTAATTCCGAATGTGATATTATTAAATTGAATTTTTGATTTTTAAATTCATTACATATAAAGTCGGGAGAATCAGTAAAAACATTTATTTGATAATCTTTAAATGCTTCAAATTGTTTATTAAAATAATCAGTATTACACACATTATATATATGAGAATAACTAATATAATCTCCTCTTCTTATATGAAATGCAACATTTTTTTCTTGCATAAAGGAACTATCAAGATTTGGCAAACTTAAACAATTTACAAATTCATCCTTATGTTCTATAAAATATTTATCAGATTGAAAATAGCCATGAAACGATACATCCCCATCATGATATGGAAGTTCTTTATAAATTAAACTTTCTTCTTCAATTTTTGTAGTTTCTGGAGTAGAATATAAATGGTATTCAAAATTTTTAAATATTGAATCTTTATATTTTATTGGATTAACTCCTTGAGATGCGCTCCAATCTGATATATCTATATATAATTTTTTATTATATTTCTTACAATAAGAATAAGCGGCGGCTATTTGAAACAATTGATTTCCTAACCCACCTCCAACTTTTACAAAACATTTATTCATTTAAAACAAGATTTAATATCTATATCTTTTAAGTATTCTGTTTCGATATCGTATTGATTTTTTCTTTGTTGACCAATATTCCAAAGAATTTCATGTGGATGAGTTCCACCAAAATCAATATCAGTATCATCTTCTGAAGAATTATATTTTTGACAATGCCATGACATTCCTCCGTAATGTTTAAAATATTTGTTTTCTAAATCTACATCTCCAATCAGTAGATTAGATTTTTCAACATCTTCAAACATTGTAGAACCTATATCATATACTTTTATATTGTCCTCTTTGCTTTTCTTAACTCTTTCTCTATCGAAAAACTCAATTTTTTTATTTTTCAAAATTTCATAATTCATGAAACAATACCAAGGTTCCACTCTTTCATACAGATTTTTACCAGCGACATTGCCGACAACTTTACCCATAAGAGTTAAATTTGAAGATTTGAATTTTTCAAAAGCTGGGAGAAAATCTTTTAAAAATATTACATCAGAATCCACCAATAGAACATATTTAGTTTTTACTTTTTTAAAGGCTAAATTAACAGATTCACCATGCGATCCTCCTCTAAAATTATAATAAGGTATATCATTATCTGATAAAATTTTATCAGAATCTTGGGTTGTTGATGTATTCATCACAATAACCTTCGGTAACTGTGACGATGTTTCTTTTACGCTTTGCAACAGTCTTACTATCTGTATCGGCGTATTATAATTGCAAGTTATTAATGTTAAGTCCATACTTTATTTTTTATATTATTCATTTGCTAATATTTCTACATTTTTACATTTTTAATTTTTCTAGATTTAGGTTTTCTTAAATTTAACTGTTTAATTTTTTCTTTATGTTTTTCTGACATCGGATCTTTAATAATTCCTATATTATCACAGCTTCTATAAATGTCCACCCCATATAGTTAGTTATAATCCCTCTAACTAACCTATCCATACTATCCCTTCCTAATTTTTCATCTCTGCAAAACTTAGCCATATTAACAATTTCAACACAATCACCGCTGGGAGTTTGGACTTTATACCTTTTACGAACTCTATTTTTAATAGCATCTATAGTATTTTTAGATGGTGTCTTTCCTTTATTAATTTTAGATAATTTTCTTTTGGTTTCCTCTGGAAGAGGTCTACCAGATTGTCTTTTTTGTTTATCTTTAGTTAATTTAGCAGAGCTTTCTTTCATTTTAAGTTTGGTTTCTTCTGAGTGTTTCTTTCCCAAATTAGCCTGTCTTAATTTTTCTTTAGATTCTTCCGAACACGGAACCCCAGTTCTATCACTTGAATACTTACATAAATTATACCCTTTATTTGGATCAGTAGAATCAAATAACTTTATGTAATATGCTTCTCTCTTTAAGAGATCATCGTTATCTTTATGTTTATCAAAATCCTCCACAATCTCTAATATTTCAAATTCAAAAGAATCCCATCCATATTTTTTGATAGCACTTTCAAAATATCCTTTTTTTCTTTTATTTGTTTCTGATAGTGTATATCTATGACTGTTTATCCTATCCCTAATGTTTATAGATTTTCCTATGTAAATCTTATCGTTGATAATGCATTTGAATTTATAAATCCCCGCCTTGTTTGGATATTTTGAGTATCTTCCTTGTCCCATTCATATATTTAGTCTTTTCATACGAAAAGTAGACCTATTCCAGCCCATTCTTTATCAGTTTGGTATTCTTCAAATTTAGTTGCTTTGTATTCATTTTTCAAATCTCTCCAAAACTCACCGACATAGCATCCATGTGTATGATGAAAATGTGAAATGGCAATGTCGTGAAATGCGACAGGCGTTCCTTTTTTAAGGTACGGTAAAACATTATAAAAGTCAGCTTTGACTCCTTCGTATGAATGATCGCCATCAATAAAAACAAAATCCCAATCAAATTTACTTACATTTTTTATTATATTTGGATCGTGACTGTCACCACCAAAATATTGATAACTTTCACTCGCTGGGATACTTGAAGGATCGAAACGGCATGGATTATTATTATCCACAGTTATCATATTTTTTGCAAAATTACTCAAATAATAAGTCGATCCTCCATCATAACAACCGATTTCAAAAATGTTGATTTTCTTATCTTTGTATGGTGTTACAATTGCAGTGTCAATCAACCAAAACCATTCCTCTTGGATTTGTTGAATTTTATATTTATTTTTAGCTATTTCCCAAATATTATTGTCCATATTCTTTTTTAATTTTTTTAATAGATTGTATTACTTCTTCTTCTCTAGAAAAAGGAACAGCTGTTGGCACAGTTCCATGCTTCAAAAAGAAAATTTCATCAGATTTAGAGACGATTTGATTTAAATTAGGCTTAGATGAAATTGTAGATTGTTCCATACTCCAAGCTTCGTCTTCTAGATATTCCCAAGAATTTTCAATATCCGCATTATACCAAAATGGAGGATGCATGCCTTTTTTAATAATTTCATATGTATGATCTACATGTTCACATGCATTATAATATCTTTCATCAAAATATCCTGCTTTTTCTATACAAAGTTTGGAAAAATAAGAAAACGCACCAACGGCTGCTGGATATAATGGAATTTTCAAAGTTCCATAATCAATTATCATTATAGGATTTGCATTTCCACTATGCCATGATTTGTTCATAACGCCGTGTTGAGAATACATAAAATGCTGTATTCCTGATATCTTGGATGATTCTATATATCTTTCAAATACATTTTTATTTTTAATAAAAATATCATCCTCTATTAAAAATAGATGATCGCATCCAGATTCATGTAAATGTTTAAGAGCTATATTTTTAGACTTACCCACCCCAAGATTTTGCGGGTTATTAACCCAGTTGCTATTTAGAATAGGAAATTGAAATTTTGAAAAATCATTAATAGATTCTCCATCATTTACAACTATCAATTCATCAATAATTGATTCGCATTGATTTAATGAATCAAGTAATTTTCTAAGGTTGTCAATTCTATTGTAAGTGATAATACCAACCCCTATTTTCTTATCATTTAACATTATTTTTTAAATTTGCTAATTTCTTTCATTAAATTTATAACTTCAGCATCATCATTTTTTGCTTTAGTTTGATCAGTAAGCATTTGTTCTAATATTTGAAGATTTTCTTCACTAAACAAAGAACTATCAGGCTCGATTAATCTACCTGTATCATCAATAAATTGAGAAATATAAAAAATTCTATCATCGACGGTTTTTCCTTCTACTGGAATAATAGCTGGGCAATCTTCTTTTGGATAGAAAATATCAGTTTCTAAATCATTAGAATAATGTTCATATAATTGTTTAAAAACACCATCAACTTCTTTGATATAATCAGTATTAGTATCTCTTGTGCCATTATCTAAAACTTTAATATCTGAATCATATTCTAACCAAAATATGATATCTATATCTTTCATGCTTTCTTTTACAAAAGAAATAGAAGCTGCTGTGACTTCATCGGAAACTTGTTCATAAGAATTAGCAACTAATGTATATGCTAGATTATCCCAC